ATTCATCCGTATTGCTTTGATATAAAATCGTAAAATCCTTTTAGGCCGCCTGCAATTATGAGAGCGGTTAAAGATCCCGCGATCACGGGACCAGGGCCTGCTGTAGGTTCTTCACGAGCACCACCGACTTGCGATCCTATTTCTGGTGCCTTCAGCTCTGGAAGAGCTGGCATCTTGGGCATTTCTGGTGCCTTCAGCTCTGGGACCTTAGGTATCTCTGGCATAGCTGGCATAGTGGGCATAGTCGGCAAAGGACTTGCCTGCACCTGCTTAATCGCCTTAACCACCTGTGCAGACATGACTGGCGCAACTAAATCCTTATAAATCTCTCCCATCGGTAGCCCGCTTGGTGGCATAGGAAATCCAAATGTTTTCGCTATCCAATCCATAGTGCACCAGAGAGGACCTTCAGTACAGAGAGACGCTGAACTGGCACCACCAGGCTGTACTATGAACTCAGTTCCAGGTATTGGCTCTGTGAAAAACATAGAATATGGCATAGGGTTCGTTATTCCATCTTTAAGAATACTGTCCATCATAAAGAATGCATGGAATGCGTCCCAGGCGACCCACAGAAGACCGAATAAAAACAAGAAGATATTAAATACACTTAAGAGTTTCGCTACGCCTTCCCATCCACGACCCATATAGAACTTATCAGCGCCGAACCATCCAAAAAAGATAGCAAGGAATGCATAGACTAGATACGACTTGGGTGCACTAGGAACAGGTGCGTTTTTAGGTGTATCTAAAGGAATAAAGACACCACGTCCAATTCCATGGATCCAGTCCAAAGGACTACTCAAACCTTCAGTTCTGACTTTATCACCGTGTTTAAAAATTTGTATTAAATCCCAAATATACCACATTCCAAGCGTTAAGCAGTTCACTATAAATTTCTGTGTACCTGTTCCAAAACTACGTAGATAGAAGTGGTCCAAGCCAAAAAAACCAAAGAGTACTGAAAGTATAACAAAAACATAATAACTTCTATCGGCTGCTCCCCAAGTATCAACATCACTAATGTGATGGGTGGACATCCTCTATGGGGGTTCCATCAAATTCTTAGACAGTAAATAACACGCCACCGAGGCCAGCTACAATACGTAAAACGTTGTAATTAATTGCATATACCGTGACACCAGCATTATACGACTTTATTAGTGGGTTCATCGTTAGCTGCAGATTAATTGTATCTAGACGGCTTCCGTTGCAGGTTCCTTGTGGTTGGGACGCTTCGGGGGCAAGACTGAAACTGTAAACATAGATGAAATCGTTAGGAATTGCGGTGTGTCTCTGCCAAGGCACCATGAGACGGAAGTATTGCGCAGCCTGCGCTTCAAATCGGTCATAGCCATCGAACTGTAAGAGCGCATCCTGGATGATATCCAAGTTGGGAATACCGTATTCCAGAAGCATACGACTACCGTAGTTAAACCATTCGTTAGATTGTAGCATACGGTCTTCATTCACAACCCATAACATTTCCTTCATCGGATGGTTAAACGTCAAAGGTACTGTGGCGGTACGGGAGCGTTGCGGAATACTAAAACGCTTTTGTTGTTGGGTTTGCTCAATTAAATATTCGTGTTTTGAGCTGACGAACCGGCGACGTTCCTCTGTATCTAAATAAATATAGTCGCCCCACAGCGTCATATTTGTAATGATTGCAGGAGTAGACATCACATTTGTAGGTCGCGGTTGTCCATTAATCGCTGCCTGATTGAGTGCGTTTGTATAGACGACATCACCAGCACCCTTCAGCTTAATATAAATCTTTATGGGTGTAGCTTGCAAAGCCAGCAGCGGGAGAGCGAGGCCAACATTGCGGCAGAACCAAAAATGGAGTGGCACAAGGAGGCGCAGAGGGCCTTGTTGCTGTGTTTCGTCATACACCTGTAAACTGCCTATCATAGAACTGAAACCATCGCGTTTTGCCCCCGGTGTAGTGAGCTGTGACCATAAATACATGAATTCACCATACTGTCTGTCAACCTCTTGCTGGCCAATCCATATGCTGATATAGTCTATCATTGCATATCCTATACCATTCACCCAACTTACGCAAGATGTACAAGGGTTGGTGTAATCGGTGGGTGGATCGGTTTCAATACCATTTGGCTGTATGTTCGGTGGTGACTGCGGTCCATTTGGTGTAATATAGGGTAGCTGAATATCCAAATACAGCTGTGACAGCAAGTCTCCGTTACGGGGTATTGTTGTGGTAATCAACTTGCCGAAGTCGACTGAAGTATCAAACGGAATGCGCTGGGTCTCCATACTAAAGTTCGTGTATCGGCGATACACTTGCTTAAAAAATGTCGTCTGTGGGTTTCCGGAAAGATAGATATCTTGACGGCCTGTCGCAACTAATTGCAGTAGTCCACCACTGTTAGACATATTCTACTATCGTGTGGATTGTTTTTCCGTTTATACCCCAACGTAAAGTACGGTTGACGACCGCTGGCTTTTTCATCGGAATCGGTAGAATGGCCTTTAACACAGGAGCAAGTCTTGATAGCATATTGTTGCGCGGCCTAAATTTCCGTTATCCGAACAATGCTCCAGTAAGTTCATTTTACAGTCTATATGCAAATGGTGCAGGGCAAACCTACTGGAGCAACGCTATTACTTCAGACAATTTGTCTACGCTGAGCACTAGTCTGAGTGTACAATACTCTACACTTTCTGGATTTATAAGTACTAATAATGCCGTAAATATTCAACAGACTTCAAATATTAGTACTTTGTATGGAGCACAATTTAGTTCTGTGAACCAACTGTTAAGCAACGACGCAGGTCTAAGTAATTCGTTGAACGTGTTGAACAATCAGTTCGTTACGAATTCAAATCAGACCAAAAATACATTCTTAAACTACGACGCTCAAATAAATAGTTCATTGAATGCTGCTGTTGGTAGTGCTTCAAGCTATGGTCCAGTTTATAGCTCTATAAATTCACTTGCGATAAGTACACAATCGTCGATTTTTGGATTGAGTTCAATAATAGTATCGCAAAATACCAGTACTTATTTGTCTCTTACTGCAAATTACAAAAGTTATACAAATACTGTTATAGTATCAACTGTATCTTCAATTAATTACCAGATTTCATCTATAAATACAAAGATATCAAGTATTGTCCAATTAAATACATTTGCTTCAACTATTCAAGGCCAGCTCGTAAGTACAAGTGTAAACTTATCAAGGCAAATTTCTTCCTTAAGTACCTATACAATAAGTACAATTAATAGCTTGAGCACACATACAAATTTAAATCTTTTAAGTTCTACCAGTAGTCTAATTAGACGAGTGTCTTCACTTGAAGGATTAAGTACAAACTTATCTTCTATCACATACAAATGGATATCTAGCTTTTATAGTACAAATATATACTATAATAATTCAACTACTTATTCATACATTAACCGAAACTCGAATGCTATTTCTACTATAAATAAAAATCTTGCTACTGTGGCTGGACAAGCGTCAACTACAAGTACATTTGTAAACGCATTGTACCTTTCAGATAAAAGTACAAATACAAGTTTGACGAACCAAGTAAGCGACTTATGGTTCGCCTATAGCACTTTATCAGCGAGTAGTATTTTAGTAAATATCTGGAGTAGTTTCTATAATTTAGAAGTTTATACTTCAAGTGTTATTGGACAAAGATATAGTTCTATTACGCAGTATGAGAATAATGTTTATCAAAGCACAATTACACAAAATACAAGCACATCTGCTGGGTATTTTAATTTTTACGTCAGTACTCTATACGCAAGTACTCTTAGCACTCTTATACCTAGCACTATTGCGTTTACAAGCAGTATGGTTTCAACTTTGTATAGCACACAATATTACTACATGACGAGCACACTCAATAGCAGTATGACGGCTATACAAAGCAGTTATACTAGCACAATGTTTGGATTACAAAGTTCATTCATAGCAAGCACTCAATACCAAGTAAATAGCACACTTACTGGGGCTATAACAATTGCTGGTGTCTCAACGTATTCAACAATCGCCTATCAGACAACGTCAACATTTACATTCATTACAAATGCGAATGCTACACAATCCAACATTTTTTATAGTACTCAAGCATCTTATATTTCATCTTACAATATATTATTTGCTAGTACTGTGTCTACAAACAATTTGGCTAGCACAACACTAGGTCAAGCAGTTTTTGCGAATACCACACTAATTGTGTCAACAAATCAACTCTTTACTCAACAGCTAAGCGCTCAATCTTCGCAATATGCCAGTACTATTGTTACGTACAATGCGCTTTTAACAGCTCAAGCAAACTCTGCATACAGTTTTGTAGTAAACTCTACTGTTGGGGCTGTGAATGTTGCAGCAAGCAATGTAACCGTCAGCACAATTAATACGTATAATGCGTTTGTAGCCAGTCTCTGCAATCAGACTGGTAGTATTGGTGTAAGTACTTTATATACAAATATCAATTTGTTTCTACAAGGGTCAACGTATACGCAAACTATGGACTTAATCACATATCGTAACTTTTATATTCAGGTTTCAAGTATTAATAATGGAGGATCGAATTACCGTTTAACCTATAATAGCAATAGCCTATCTATTCTAGGATATCGTAGAGGTGTAATTTCGATCGATATTAATACAGTTGGACAAGCCTATACCAATAATGGAGGCCAGCTTCGTCTTGATTTTAATATTCTTGGAGTGCCTACTTCTGTTTGGAAAAACGTGTATCCGTATAT